CCTGCGCCGACGCATCGAAGTCCAAAACGTCCTCCTCGAGTCCCTCGCAGAGGAAGTCAAGGGGCTCAAACAGGAACGCGACGGGCTCACCACGCATATCGAGCGGCTCTTGCTCGATTTGCATTGGTACGAGTCCGGGCGCAACATGAGGGAATGAACGACATGGACGACTTAAGCCTCGAGGAACCGGACCGCGCCCCACTCGTGCAGATGATCACCCTCACGATCAACGGCACACGCTACGGGCTCGTCGGGCCCGTGGTCGTCGTTCCTGGACTCGTCCCCGGCCCCCTCGAGGTCGATATCTCCGAAATCGAATTCGGCGAGATCATGACCGTCCGCACCGCGGCCCGTATGCTTGAAGGAGACTTCAAGAAGGCCATGGGCGCGGGGGTCCAGTAAGTTTGTCGCGGCGCTTTTCCAGCACTCCAACCCCTTTGCCGCGGACCCCGGGTCGATGAGACCCGGGGGTTTTTACAAAGCAAAAGGCCCCGGGGATCACTCCCCGGGGCCCCCGGATCACGCAGTAGTCACCGCGTACCACTGGACGCCGTCCTGGTCCGTGTGGTCAAACTCCTCCCATCGACCACACGCCACTCCAGAGTACCAGCCGCCGTTGCACACATCGCCCCTGGTCCTAACGATCTTGGCAAAGGTGTCCGCGTCCCCCTCGTCCGTGAAATACATCACGCTGAAGCAGGTGCCGTAGGACTTCTTCGAGGCAACCGCAGTGGCCTTGGCTTTTGCCATAACTTTCTCCTTTCTGGTTGTTAAAGAACGCCGGCACCGTGAAGGGCCGACAACATATTATCTCATAGACTAGTCAATGAGTCAACTAAATTAACTTGTTAAGAATCAAGGAGTTAAGTTGTTGGGTTTTGGGGAGGGTGTGGTTTTGATGCAACATGGATCACGGACCACGGGGCAGCAAATGACCGGCTGATGGTCGAAAAACACCAAAAACGCACATTAGTAGGACTCTGGAGGGGTCTACTATGTTTTTGTTTTTATTTTTTCAAAAAATGACGTAATAGACGTAATGGTGTAAGAAGTGTTGTAGATCAGTGAGTTATAGCTACACGGTACATTACAGGGGGTCAATAGGTGTAATTTCTCTGGGGTGCGCGCGCGGGATGATTTTTTGAAAAAGAAAAATGTGTTGACCCTAAAAAAGTCTAACTAAAGTGGCTTCAAAGGCTGGACGGCAAGGAATTGTCAGCAGTAGACTTGCTGGTATGTTAAGAGTTGATTCGGGCATTCCGATCCCCGCCGAAGCCCAGCGGGAGAAGTACCCCTTCCCTGTCATGGCCGTGGGGGACAGTTTCCTGTTAGCCGATGCTGAGTCGGCGAAGAACGCTCGCAGCGCCGCGTGGATGTACTCCAAGCGCCACGGGACGAAGTTCTCGTGTCGGAAGGTCGAGGACGGCTGGCGCGTGTGGAGGGTTGCGTGAAGCTACGCAGCAAGGCTGACAAGGAGTTCGGCAAGAAGATCGGCAAGGGCCTCCAGCCGCAGACGCTGGAAAAGTTGGCGCGGCCTGTTAAGCCACACAAGAACCGTGAGCTGACCACGCAGGAGTGGAAGTTCGTTAACGAGTTCGTCGCGGGAGACGGGCACGTTACGCTGAAGGAAGCCGTGGTCCGTGCGGGCTGGCCCGAGAAGCATGCCAAGAAGCGCGCCGAGGATCTGACCAACGCAGACAAGAACCCGCACATTGTCGCGGCGATCCAGAAAGCTCGAGCGGAGATGGCCGAGAAGTACGGAACTACGTACGAGCGGCACATGAAGGACTTACAGATCATTCGTGACCAGGCTCTGGCCGCGGGGGCGTATGGCGCCGCGGTGCAAGCGGAGTACCGTCGCGGGCAAGCTCTTGGAACGATCTACATCGATCGCAAGGAGATTCGGCACGGCACGATCGATTCCATGAGCAAGGAAGAGGTCATGCGCAAGCTCGAGGAGATCAAAAAGCTGTACGGCAACGGCAGCCCGATCATCGACATCACGCCAGAGCAAGTGAAGGAAAGCCTCAAGGAGCCGATCCAGCTCGAGCACGACGAGCCCGAAGACGCCGAGATCGAGGAAGCCGAAGAGGCAGAGGAGCTAGTGGATGCCAGCGAAGCCAGAGACGAGCCTGTACCAGCGCCTAAAGGAAAACCTCCCAAACTGCCTTATTACCCGGATTGAGTCGCGGGTAAATCTTGGCATCCCGGACTGTTTCATTGCGCTGAAGCAAACTGGCGAGTTCGTCCCGGTCGAGCTCAAGGTGGTGAAGCACGGCCGCAAGGTGAAGCTTTCGCCACATCAGATCGCATTTCATGCGCGCCATGCGGAGCTTGGAGTGCGCACGTTCATTCTGGTGCTCTACGTGCCGCCGGGTAAGGTCGCATCGAGGGAAGGGCAGCTCTTGTTATTTTCTGGAAAGCAAGTGCTCGAGCTCGCGAAGTCTGGCATCGACACCGATCCGATCGTGCGCTATCACTACGGCGTGGTCCCGTGGCATATGCTCATGTACACACTTGCAGAGGCGTGAGCCTTTGTTATAGATTCGGGTTGCTGGGATGTTCCAGCGTAGAAAGTTAGAAAGGAGACGACAATGTCAGAGCATACTTCGGGCCCTTGGAGCGTCGATGGATCGCCCACAACAGATTTTGATGTTGTGTGTGCTGATGGGCGTATCGCAATGGTTAATGGCGAAGACTGGAGTGCTGATATGACAGAGGCAAATGCTTACTTGCTCGCAGCAGCTCCCGAGCTGCTGGGTGCCGTGCAGCTTGCCTTGCGTGCACTCAATGTCGCGCCCCGGTTTAAGGTTCCGGGTGCGGGGGATAGTTACGAGGTTTGCTCGGAGCTCGAGCGAGTGCTTCGCAAAGTTGAGGGGGCCCTGTGAAAACTAAATTTTATGTTGGAGCAATGGAGTCCGACTACGCAACCATTCACGGTGAGCGCGAGGAAGTGCACTTTTTGACGAGGGTCGACTGTGTGCTAACAGCAAGTGACGAGAACGGTGCCGAGATTCTTAATAAGTTGCTGCGTGGGGCGGACAAGGAGTTCATCCGATCGGACAATCCTGTGCGGACGTTTGTACGGTTGGACGTGCTTAACCAAATGGGGGCCGCATGAAAGCCATGACACTACCGCCCCGGACAAAGCTCTGGGGCTGGGATTACAACAAAGAAAAACAATTTAGGATGACCGGCAAGGAGTGGCATCAACACGCAAAGTGCGAGACGTTCAAAACTGAGCGGGGATCGGACTCTGCGTGGCGCAATGGTTGCGAGGTGTGGCTCGATGGGACCGACATCGAGCACAAGGAGCGCCGCGGATGAAACAAAAGCAATTCCCACCGGGGCCGCTGAAGTTACCGACCGATCCGCCGCCGAAGCAGGGCATGATCCGATTTGTACTGTTCATGATCTGGCAATCGATATTGCACGGGAGGGGTCGACGGTAGTTGACAGGGCACTCTAGTTGTACGAGGATTTCATTCGGCCGCTGGCCGCAGAAAGGAGAAAGAACTTGGAACCGATTACACGAAACCCACTAGTGGTGGCTTACGGCATGGGCGTTGATTCGACGGCCATGCTCGTCGGCCTGTGGCAACGGGGCGAACGGCCCGATCTGATCCTGTTCGCTGATACCGGCGATGAAAAACCGGAAACCTACGCATACCTCGAGGTCATCAATGGATGGCTCGATCGCGTGGGATTTCCGCGCGTCACCGTCGTGAAGAATCCGCGGCCGAAATCGAACGATCGAAGCTTGTCGGAGAGTTGTGTGCGCAATCGCGTACTTCCTGCGCTCGCGTACGGGCAACATCAATGCTCGATCGTGTGGAAAATCGACCCGCAGCGAAAGTTTGTGAAGAATTGGCAGCCGGCACGTGATGCATGGGCGCAAGGGCTGACCGTCACGCAATGTGTCGGATACGACGCCGGCCCTCGCGATAGCGTTCGCCGATTTAAGGCAGAGGGCAAAGCTGCGGATGGTTACGCAAACCGATTCCCGCTGATCGAGTGGGGCTGGGACCGAGACCGATGCAAGCTCGAGATCGCCGCGGCGGGGTTGCCGATCCCAGCGAAGTCAAGCTGCTTTCATTGCCCTGCGTCCAAGCGCGAGGAGATCATCGAGTTGCGCGAACGACACCCGGATTTGTACGCTCGAGCTCTCGAAATGGAACGGCTCGCACGTGAGCGCGGGCTAAAAACTATCAAAGGGCTCGGGCGTACTTTTAGCTGGTCGAATGTTTGAATCACTCACAATTGGAGGCGTTATGACTCGCGACGAAAAAGTTGATTTTCTGGTCGACGAATCGATGACTCGGATCCTCGAGGGTGCCGAAGATATGCTGCTCATGCACTACTTGCTCACCGGCTTTGTCGGCTTTAATAACATGACCGATGAAGAGCTCGACGCGGAGATCGCCGAGCTCGAGGCGCTGAAAGCTGAGGACGAAGAATGAACGCCGCGCCCGAGATTGTGAAAACCGGCTGGGCGTCGATCACGGAGACAATGGCCGGCCTGTATGTTTCCCTCGAGGGCACCACGTCCGAAGACATGGAGCCGTTGATCTTTGAAACCAAAGAAGACGCCGAGGGCGAGCGCGCGCAATACATCGACGCTTGTCTCGAGGCCTACTCGATGGATGCGGACGTCGATCCCGAAGAGCTCCCCGAGCTCATGGAATCCCGGCGGGCAAGTTTGGAAAACGAAGAGCACGTTCTATTTGTCGGCGTCGACACGGCCGGCGATGTTTTCGAGCTCGATCCGGTCACGCTCGAGGTGCGCGGGCCGATCGCGCGCCCCGATCGATAGCACGGGGGGGGCTTGCGCGTACTTTTTATTTCGTGGGAGTATTGCGACGTCGGGCCCATACCGGGCCCGCACTAGAAAGGAGAGAGTCACCATGGGTTGGTTATTTTTGCCCGAGTGCACTACACGTGCCGAGCTTGTCGCACATCTTCGCCGCCCGGAGCGTTTCGGCGAGACTTTCGAGCTCGCCCGCGCTTGCGTCGTCGGCTCGCATCATTGGTATTTAGTCCGCCACCGCGAGAGCGGGATGCACTGGATCGGGCTCGACCTTCTATCGTCCGCCCGTCGTCGGATGGGCTGGGGATACAAAGACCTCGACGAAACTGTCGGCCCCTGCGCCGTAGATTGCCCGGTCTCGTATCTGGACGCGCCACACGTGAAGCTCGAGGGATGGGCCGCACAATGGCGCGAGCGTGTCCGCGCGTACCATGCGACGAAAAAGGCGCGCCCCGAGTATGCGCCCGGGCTCGTCGTCAAGCTTTGCGACTGGACCTATACGCTCGAGCAGCGCGTCGGCGCTCGCCGGGGCTGGACCGTCACACGTTCGGACGGCCAACAATTCAGAATGAAGGCCGGCCAGCTTGCGCGCGCCGAGGTGGTGTCATGTTGAAAACCGTGCGCCAGTCCGCAAACCGAAAAACCGGGCCGATCGCCGTCACGTACCGCGCCGGATCCGGGGATGTTTTCAATACTTGCCCGGCCACGTGCCCGCTCAACCCGCGGCCCGAGAAGGGCGCGCAATCGATCGATGCCGAGTATCTCGACGCCGTTCGGCGCGCCGTGCCACGGAATGGCACGGCGTGGACATACTCACATTTTCCCGCCGAGCAGCTCCCGGCGCCGGCTCCCGGGGAGACCGTGATAAATCACAGCGCCGATACACTCGAGGGCGCGATCGATGCCACGGCGAAAGGGCGCGCGGCCGTGCTCACGGTAGCGAAGGGCGCCACGTGGCCGACTCGTGTCGGAGATGTTCGGCTCGTGCGTTGCCCGGCTGAGGTGTCGGATCGGATCAACTGCGCGACGTGTGGCAATGGCCGCCCATTGTGTGCACGCGGAGCCGATCGGCGGCTCGTGGTCGTATTCGAAGCCCACGGCGCGCAAGCTGCACGCGTCGGGACCGATAAGGCGGGCGGATGCTACGGCGCCGGCGGCCCGGTGGCGTTGCAGTGGTCCCGCACTAGCACGGGCGGCGCCCGGGATGACGTGGCCGCCCTCGAGCAATTCGCCCGGGAGCTCCCGCCGGGCTCATTCCTGCGTCATCACGTGGTCGGCGATCTTGGGCGCCCCGACTAGGGGCCCCTTGTTTGCTTTTTATCTTTTAGGCTAGTATCGGGGCCGGGGCAATTTCGCCCCGGCCAGAAAGTAAGAAAGGAGACTCTAATCATGTCGACACTCATGCAAGCTTCCCGGCAATGGTCCACTCGCCCGCCCGAGGAGCGCTTCACCAGCTTGCCCGCCATGCGCGCGAAGCTCGAGCAGCTCCGCGCGAATTCTCGCGCGGCCGTTTTTAGTTCGCGCCAGCTCGGCGTCATTCCCGCGGATGACAACGCCGGGATCCTGATCGAGGGCCCGAGCGGCCACACGGCCGCCCCGACGAATTGGGCATTCGGCCAGCTCGCGACGCTCTCGGGCGCCCCGGCCGCCTACCTTCGGAGCTTGCCGGCTCCGCTGGCCGCGGATTGTCTCAACTACGGGCTCAAGGTCGAGCGCGACGCCACCGATACCGGCGTCCTGCTCACGCGCGGCGCCGACGGGCTCGAGCTCCGGGCCGCCACTGGCCCGCGGTACGGGCGCATTTGGAATGTCGACGTAGTGCGCGCCCTTGAGGAGCGCTTCGGCGACGGCGTGACGGGAGACTTCCGCGTCCCCGGCGAATTCGGCCGCGGGCTCGCCGAGGTGACAACGGCCAATACGACACTATTCGCCGGCGATCGCGATATGTTCGTTTTTCTCGCCGATGAAGTTAACCGGATCGAGCTCCCGGGCCGGCGTGACGGCCAGACCGGCCAGCTCGCCCGCGGATTCTTTGTCACCAATTCCGAGACCGGCGCCAGCGCCCTAAAAATCAAAACATTCTTGTTCGATTACGTGTGCGCGAATCGGATCGTATGGGGCGCCCATGAGCTCGAAGAGATTTCGATCCGTCACACGGCCAGCGCTCCCGATCGATTCCTCGAGGAGGCCGCCCCGGCGCTTCTCGAGTACTCACGCGCGAGCGCTTCGAACGTGTCGAACGTCCTGCGATCGGCGCAAGCTTCGAAGCTCGACAAGGTCGACGCTTTCCTTTCGTCACGTTTCGGGCCCCGGATCGCCGAGCGCGTCAAGGCGGTACACATGACCGAGGAGGGCCGGCCGATCGAGACGGTATGGGACGCCGTGACGGGTGCGACGGCGTACGCGCGCTCGATCCCATGGACCGCCGAGCGTGTGGAATTCGAAGAGCTCGCGGGCGGACTGCTCGATAAGGTGGCCGCGTGAGCTCCCCGGCCGTTCTCACGCTACTCGATGCTGAGCGGCAAGCGGTGGCCATGGCCGCGCGCCATGCTGTGGCGGATCGCGTGTCCGCGGTGGTTTACCAGCTCGCGGATCGTGTCGTCGTTTTGCCGGCCACTGAGCCGGCCCCGGTAGGAGCCACCGTGCACTGTATCGCCCAGCGCTGGAATGCGACCCGGATACAGATCCGTCGCAGTGGCGCATGGTCCGACTGGGTCGACGCCTAACACGCGGCCCGGCTCCCGCCGGCCGCCCTCGAGGGCCCCATGAGGGGCCCTTTTTTTATGCCCGCTCGGGGCGCTCTCCGGCCCTTCCCGGGGCCGCCCGGCCAGCTCTCGCCAGCCCTGCGGTATCGATCGCCCGGCCGCCCTTCCAGCTCCCGCGGGCCGTGCTCGAGCGCGCCACGCTCCT